AAAATGATTTAAAATCATTAAGTTCAACGAAACAACAATTTGAACAAAGACCTGTACAACAACAACAAGCTGCACAGCAACCACAATACCAACCTCAACCTACTGCAGATCCAAAGGCAGAAGAGTGGGCAAGTAAAAATGAGTGGTTTGGTTCAGATCAAGTTATGACTGCTGCATCTTTAGCAATAGATGCTCAGTTAAGAGAAGAAGGTTTTAGTCCTGCAGATGTAGAATATTATACTGAAGTAGATCGTAGGATAAAAGAAACATTTCCTCATAAATTTAATGGGGAAGTTCGTAAGCAGGAAACAACGTCAATTCCTGCTCAAGTGGTAGCTGGTGCATCACGTAGCTCACCAGGTTCTAGTAAGAAAGTTAAGCTATCAAGAGAAGATATTAGGATAGCTGGCAAATGGAATATACCCCTTGAACAGTATGCCCAAGAAAAACTAAAGGCTGATAAAGCTGATGGTGAGTATACAACAATTAATATGCAACGTGGAGAAAATAAATGACACGAGTTAATAGTACACGTAGTTCTGAATTGAGAGAACAAGAAGCTAGAGAAAAAACAGAATATGTATTTGAGGAACAAGATGTTCTTCATATTCCTCAAGCAGCTTTAGATCGTTTCGCCAACGAAGGCATGACACCAGGATGGGTAAGAATGACCCTTAAAGGTGTTGATGACATAAAACATTTAGGCAAGAAGCTGCAAGAAGGATGGGTATTTGTTGATTTAGCTGAAGTTCCTGAAATGAGTGCAACCTCTTTCGTGAGAGAGGATGGTAGATATGCAGGTGTTGTCTGTCGTGCTGATGTGGGATTAGCAAAAATCCCAACCCATATCTATGAAGCAAGAGGTAAGTTTTACAGAGATAAAAGTAAAGCCATGAATGAAGCTATAGAAGCTCAACTTCAAGGTGGAAGAAAAATTTCTGGAATGCCTATCTCTAATAATAGTAAATCAAAAGTAGTAACAGGAAGACAGCCTAATTTTCAGGACTAATCTTTTTATTACGAAACAAAGGAGAAAGAAAGATGGCAGCAACTAATGCTCCTCGTGGTCTAGTACTTGCGAGAAAAAATGGTGCTGGTTCTAACTCTACTGGAATTACAACTATTAATTGGAATAATGCTCATTTAGCTCCAAGTGCAGGGATACCTAATAATTTATTTACAGGTGATCCATTGTGCTTTCAAACATCTGTAGGTACTATTGTCGCAGCGACAGTAGCTGTAGGTGTTAAGACTATGGGAGTTTTCCAAGGTTGTAGTTACGTTGATGGGACAGGAACCCAACAATTTAGTAGACAATGGACTGGTGGAATAACAGCTACTGATGTAAAACTTCATGTAGCTTCAGATCCTAAACAAACATACTTTATACAGATGGATGCAACAGTAACTTTCGCAGCTACTATTGCAGGTTTCCCTCATAATACTGCGTTTGTAGTAGGAACAGGCTCAACAAGAACAGGTCAAAGTGCTTATATGGCAGATGCAGATGGTCAAACTGTATCCTTTTCAGCTATGAGAGTTATAGATAGAGCACCTTGGGATACTGGTGTAGCAGCTTCTGCTACTGCAACAGATGCATTCCCTTGGTATGAAGTACGTCTAAACAATCATATTGATAACTTTGTAACCACAACATTGCTAATGGCATAAGGAAAGGAATAATTAAATGGCTATCAATAGAGCAAGTATTGCCAAAGAACTACTTCCTGGACTGAATGCAGTTTTTGGAATAGAGTATGGCAGCGTAGACGAAGAACATAAACCATTATACGAAATAGAATCATCAGACAGAGCATTTGAAGAAGAAGTACTCTTCACAGGTTTTGGTGGAGCACCAGTTAAAAACGAAGGTGCT